TCATCGCCAAGGAACTTTGCACGTAGAGTGTTTTCAAGGTACTTAGCCTTGGTGAACTCTAAACGTGGCTTGGCATAAATTGGTGCTGTAACTGTTGGGCGCGAAGCTTCCACCGCAGGGGCTTCAACCTCAGGCGCAACGGCTACGGCGTTTGTTGTGTCTTCCACAACGGCCTCGCTTTCGTTTTGGGTTGTTATTTCTTTTGCAGCATCATCTTCAGATGCAGCAACGCTCAAAACTTCCGCGCTCTTAAACGCAGCAGCTTGAACAAGACTTGTTTCTTCCATTCTACTTTTTAGCACACGATAAACGCCATTCTCGCGCTTACCATCAATTACCTCAACACCGACAGACAAACCAGATCTGAGTTGCTCGCTTGCCTCAATTAAACTATCTGTGCCACGCTGGGTATTAGAAATCTTAAACGTTGCATACATGCCATCTTCATCTTCTCTGTAAGACACCATTCTTCCAATGGGCTTTTTTGCATCATGTTCTAACAAGAGCTTCGGCTTAGGACTATCTGGAATCTCAATTGATCCTTTTTCAAATACAACTTTGCCAGCAGATGTTTGTCCAATCTCGCCGCCAAATGGAACAATCTTGCCTGAGATAGTGCGCTCACTAATTGAGCATTCAATATCACTAGAGAATGTTAGGTGCATCTTCGTTTCCGTTCGGTGATAGGTTTTCCATTTCCATGGCTTGTTCTACTGTGATCAAGCCAAGTGTCAACATTTTTTCTATTACAGCTAAACGCTCTAACGCATCCACAGCTAAGAACGCATTTTCAACGTCAAACTTGACAACATTTCCTCGGGCGGTTACGTCATCCATGCTGAGCCTGTCCTGAATGGCATGAATGTAAGGCGCGAGAGATAGCGAAACAAATTGACGGCGCTCATCTTGCACGTTGCTATATGTCATGCTGTTGTTCATATCTGAACTTAAATAGTATGCAGGCACATTCATTAAACGTGCAACTTGCAAACTCATATTTTGGATTAAATCTACATAACCCATGTCCTTAGGACTAAAAGCGGTCGGCACGTAATCTAAAGTGCTTGTCAGATAGGCTGTTGCGCGCTGTGATCGCGCCGACTTCCATGATGCCAAGATTGCTTGGACTTCTTCCTGTGATAAATCTGCACCAGTATTTTTAATTATACCAGAAGGCATTGGGGTTGCAGTTGCAACGCTTGTTGCTTTTTCTAAATCAATTGCAGCTCTTAATGTTCTTGCGCCGCGAGCTAATACACCTTCATCTAAACCTTGGAATGTAATTAACGATCCAACACCTGACATTGGAACTTGCTTGCCATCTACAAAATAACGTGTGATGTATTCTGTTTGTGGATCAGTATCAAATGAAACGCGACCTGGTGCAATCCATTCAAATCTTGCTGGCCTTCCATCATCAAAATAAACTTCGGTAACTCTCCAATAACAGACCCCAAAGAAAAGTAATGAGTCAATGCTCCAACATAAAGTTACTGAAAGCGGCTGTGCTGCTGCTGGTTGTTCCAACCATAATGGCTTGCCAAGTTTCTCACCTGTTGACTTTTTGTAAAGCTCTAAAGGAAATGTTGCAATAGTTCCCGCAATAAGATTTCTGCACCTAGCTACTGAAGGCACGGAGATAGCTTCTTCACGACCAACTGCATTAAATGCTAAAGGGAGAAAATAGTTGAATGAATCCGTCATTAACGGCGGTGCAAGTTGCGCCTCTATTTTTGCAGGGCGGAAACGATCAAATAGACCCATCGTTTAAGGATACCACACAAATCAGACATTCCTACCATTTTAGACAAAGATTTGTGGTTTGCTTTGTGGCTTTAGCAATTGATGCACGACCATAGCTAATGAGATGGCAGCAGACACATCCCCTGCCGATTTACGCCGCACAATACGCCACCCGGCATCGCTTTCTTTAGCCGCGCAATTGTTCATACTGTCAACTAGGGTTTGCTGGCCTGCGTGCACAATTCTAGAATTAACTATGCTGTCATAGAGATCAGAGCAAGCCTGATAGAACACAGTTCCAGACATATCTTGGATTTTGTGACCTGATTGACTTAGGCGCTCAGCCACGCTCATAGTTGCGTATTTGTCAAAACAAATCATTCGCGGTTTGTATTGCCTTGCCCATTCATTGACTTCAATAGCCATTTTAAGTTCATCTATGGCTACTTGGCTCTCAAATTGGGCTATCACGCCTACGCCAAGTTTGCCATCATCCATAATCTGGCCTGCTACTAGGCTTGCCATTTTTTTGTTAACCGATATGTCCATGCCAAATATAGTCAGCCTGCCAGGCTCTAGTTTTAGCTCAGCAAAGCCTAAATCTTCAAATGCGCGATAAGGCCAAGGCGATTTTAAGGCGCTGACCCATTGGCAAAGCGTTTCTGTGCGAGAAGCTTCTACGCTAGATGTGGCAATTGCTTCCTCAATAGTTTGTTCATCAATTAAGTAGCCAAGTGCAGGGTTGGCCTGATACCAAGCGCTTTTATCGGTTATCTTTGCGAAATCATCTGCGCTATATTCCCAATAACCCATTGTGGCAGGTGGGTATGACAATGCCCTAGATCGTAAGTCATTTAATACGCTGGAATAGGCATCCCCGGCGTTACTAGTCATAAATATCTGACTATTTGGCCTAGCCCTAGTAATTGGCTTTGCTGCTGTCCATGATTCTTCATCAATCTCACGTAACTCATCAATGTAAAGCAAGTCCGCGGTCTTACCACGGCTGCCATCTCTTGTTGCCGCGACTATCTCATACCGAGCGCCATTTAGAAGCTCAACTGATTCCTGACCATTAGCCACGCGGATCTGCTTTACTTGAGCCATCAACATTGGGTTATCCTCAATGACTTCAACTACCTTGCGAAAGGTATCTAAAGCCATACCCCTGTTAGATGACATAGCCACTATATTCTTTTCGCCAAAAACAAACAACCCAGCCAATATGCGTATTCGTGCTAGGTGTGTTTTGCCATTCTGACGTGCTACTAAAAGCAAGCTTGTCTTTCTACGCCACTTGCCAGCCTTATCTACTGCCAGCAAGTCTTTTAGCACATATTCCTGCCAAGGCAGCAGCTCAAGTTTAAGATCATCAAGAAACTTCTTGACTTCAGGCAATCTAGTCTTGCCTTTAAGCGGCGCATTCTGCAAGCGCGGCTTGGTTGCCCCTTTAAGTGCCTTCTTCAATTAGCCCCCGGCTGACCTGGACTAATAAAGGGTGAATCAGCATCAACGTGGATTGTTGTATGTCCGTTTTGCACCGATTCAGACCGATTTGTATGTATTGGAGAGTTATTGAAGCGAAAGGCAGGGGGGGTAGAACGCCGTGCTAAAAAAACGGCCTCATCTTGATCTTTCTTTTGAATATTGCATCGTCTACACGCAGCAACACAATTGTCCAACGTATCTTCGCCGCCCTTGACTTTTGCAACGCGATGATCAACTTCAGTAGCCACATCACCACAGTAAGTACAGGTATAACTATCACGTCTTAACACCTGCAATCTTAGTTTCTTCCAATGAGTTGTAGCTCTGTATGGCTTTAGTGCCATCCCTTGTCCTTCCAATGCTGATATGCCTTGCATGCAAAGTCATCCTTATGATACCTATGCTTCAAATATTTTACATGCACATCTATCTGCTTATATGGACTTAGTGTGCCATACCATTTAGATCGCATTTGACCTAAACCATAATGGCTTTTGTTACGAGCTAAATAGTTCCATCTACTCTCATGGTGTATAAGCCAGTTATAGCATTCAAACTGCTTCCATTCCATTTTGTTGTAGGCATATAACTTAATATTCATAACGTGGTAGCTGCGCTTTTCAGCAGCGTTTGTTTGTATTGTTTGCAACGGCAGCAGTGCAATTGCTAAGCCAGCAATAAACATAGCTCTGGCCAATGCTGGCTTGCCGTGCAAGCTGCCTTTCAGGCTTGCTGGCATGCCTAGCATACCGATGATGTCAAATATAGTCTTTATTTGTGCGTAACCTTGGGCGTGTTGCATGCCTCGCAGTAATCTCTTTTGCCATATATCCATAGTCCACATCCTTTGCAACGATGTATTAGATAAGGTTCAGTAGCCACTTGCCTGCAATAAATACACGAGATCAGCCAAGGTGAGAACAGCGACATATTGCTCAACGGATTTCTCACCCTGACCATTTAGGCGTAGAACACCTACGCCCATCCCTTTGTTTGCCTTGCGATCATGAAGTTGTCGCATTAGCCCAGATAAGTCTAGGTTTGTCCTAGCTTTAATTTCAATGTCCAGGCCATCTATTCCGGTGATGTCTGAGCCATCTCTACCAGCCCCAACAGGTAGCGCATGCTTCCAGCCTTGCGCTTGCAAGTATTCTGCTACAATGCGCTGCGTTGCATACCCTCTATGCTTGCGACTTTGATTGCTCACTTAGTTAGTCCTAGCTTGACATGTGTGGCATTTGCAAGGTTTTGCAGACCCAGCCGTAATTGGCTCGTTGCAATTGTCGCACACGTCAAGTAATTTATCCATCACTAACATTTATTCACCCCACTAACAATTCTTCATCTTCTGGCCTGAATGACCATGTGCCATCCTTACCAAGCATCATCCAAATTGCTTTGCATTGTTCTGCTTTTTGCCTCATAGGAAGAGGGCAACCCCAACCACGATAAGCACCATTTTTGCCAGTCCCCTCACGCAAGACACGAGCGCCATGCTTACACATTGGAAGAGGGTGGGCAGATAACTTCTCAGTAACAAGAGCAACTGCATTCTCAAAAGAGGGTTCAATGTCAGATGGTGGCTCAATCGTTGTATCCCAGATGATTTCAGTTTCTTTGTTGTTTGCATCTAAGAACTCCTTGTGTTCTTTTGTGCGAACGCGTATGGGTTGAGGGCTTGCCTTAACGTCATTAACCCTTGCCATTTCCAGAGAGCTTGGGCGCTTTCCTTTAGCAGACAATCCGAGATTAGCCAAACATCTTCCAATGCTAGAGCTCTCGCAATTCTCAAGCCAAAAATCACGATCCACACCACGATCCTTGCGAGCACCACGCGCATAACCCACAGCGGAAGGAGCAGTATCAAGATAGGTGCGGTATGCGTATGCCTTAAAGATGACAATTCCTTTTTCCTCTTCATTTGAAACCATTTCTGTAATAATTGCTCCATCTGGGTTTGCTTCATAGAACTTGTGTATCCTCGTATCTACATCTTCATAATTTTCTAAATTAAACATCTAGGGTTTCTCCTTTTGCATAGTCAATTTGTTCTTTCAAAGTCCAGGTTGTGCCATCAGGCCATGCCTGAACTTCATTAGCACAAGATTGACAGTAATGCCTGACAATTAACTTGCCATATCGTTTGCTCGTTATCTGCCACACAGCTTGCGTTTGTCCACGCAAACTGCTCGTGCCGTGCCTGTTCTTGCAATAATCGCACCAAGTGCCTTTCGGCGATCTAGAAAGCATCCAGATCGTGCCAATCCTTGACTGCGAGTTCTCCTGCGATTGCGAAATATGCCACGGCATCAAGAAAGTTATCATTGTGATGGCCTCTAGCTTCCATAACTCTTGCAAGCTTGACCAATGCCATACAGATTGCAACGTCCATTGGTTCAATTTCTCTTTCGAGATAGTCGCTCCATAGTTTTGATGTTCTAAGCATTGTGAGGTCGTAATGACCATGCGTTTTTGATCTTTCTGCAATCGTGTCAGCGGCATTAATCAATAAATCTTTCGCTCGCAACTGCTTTGCCCCGTCTGTAACCATCTGCCCAGCCTTCCTTATATCCTTTTTCCTTAATGAATACACCCAATGTGTATGCACCTAATACAAATAAAAAGCAGTAGAGAGCTAACTCAACTAAACGAATATCATTCAACATCATCGCTCACCCCATGCACATCAAGAAAATAGGCAGCCAAAACTTCACGGCTAATTCTGCCGCGTTCTTGGCTCATGCCTAGTTTTTTCTTTGCGTAATCGCGTATAAATGAAGCTCGCACAAAGTGCTTGCCATCGGTATACGCACCCGACTTACGATCATATCTAATCGCCATGCCCTAAACCCCTTTCAAATAGGATTTCAAATCCTATTTTGAGGGGTCTATATGCTATTTGTCAATCAGCGACACGCCATCAAAGTTATCCATGTGATCATCAATAGTTCTATGGATTGGAAAGATGTCTTCAACCATAACGCTTGCCTTCAACTAAGAAGCTGCCATCCTTCTCTATCGGTATGGCTACTGGCTGAACACGCTTTCTGTCTATGTAAATGATTCCAAAACCTTTTTGCCAATTAAATGTTCCGCGTGTGTAATAGGCTTGGCTTTCATCCATCAAATGTCCAACCTCAAAGCCTGTCAGGATACCCCTTAAAACGCCTCCAGAAGCCGTTGTAAAGCTTGAAATGCCCTGTCTATGGGTATGACCACAGACTACTGACAAACCATGCCTCTTAGCCGATTCTAGGGCCGTTAAACCCCCTTGTGGCTTGATGCTTTGCTCATCGCCATGAACCATTACCCAGCCATCGTGGAACTGATATGGCTTGCTATGGTATGTAATGCCTAAATCATCCAAGTGCAAAAACTTCTCTATGGTCAACTCAGGCAGACCAATAAGACCAGGCAGGCGCTTGCTTAGTGAGTTGTAAAGTCTTGCTCCATGATTGCTTCGGCTGAGATGTCTAACTTGGAGCTCGGCAAGAACTCGCACAGTTTCATCACGATCTCTACCAATGCTTCCCGACCACTCATCCCTACCGGTTGACCATCGGCTAATTGTTTGGAAGTCAATTTCATCGCCCACACATAGAACGTCATCAGGCTTGTATTTTCTGATGAATTGGGCAACATTTTTAACAGCTTTCTTATCGTGGAATGGAACTTGTAGATCTGAGATAACTACAATTCGCTTAATCGTCATCCTCATCTTCATCATCTTCATACGGCGAATGATTAGGATTCTGTATTACCCAATCGGGCAAGCGCAACTGTTCTTCAATATACCAGCGCGCCCTATCTTCACCATATCCAGCACGAACTAATGCTTCAAAACATTCAACAATTGATGCAGCCCAAATATCAATGGGTCGCAGTATGTCTGTTGATGTCTTGCGCGCAGCCGCTTCTTTGCGCTTACGTTTAGCGGCTTGTTCGCTTTTTGATATTCTTCTTGCGCTCATGAGTAAGCAATTCTAGAACCATTGATTCAAGTTTATCTATGCGCGACACGATATTTGATGCCTCAAGTATTGATGGCACTTCATGTCGGATAATATATCTAAGCCCACCGACAATGAGCGCACAGCAGGAAAGGATGGCAGCTACAAAGCCTGCCCATTCAGCCGGGCTCAACGCCGACCAAACGCCGTATCGTTAGGGTTTAACCAACGAAGAATTACTGGAAGGCT